TAGGGAAGGGGAATAATAGCCTTTGACAAATCTATACCAGTTGCCTCAACCTCCTTGAACTCGCCGGGAGCAATAGGTTCGTTGTCGCCAACCATCCTTACTCCTTTGGCCTTAAACCCTCCCGGTAGATTTGCAAACTGCCCTGCATCTATCAGCGAACGCATTGCCGCAGTGGCACTCATAGTCAAATTACCAAGAAAATGTATAAGACCAAGTCCGTAAAAACCAAAACCCGGTACAAACCTGTAATGAACAAAGTGTTCTATTTTTTCTTTGTTTGGATCATCTTGGTCATAGTTTCTACGAATACTTAGTATTTGTCGAGACTGACTCTCAACAGTAACAATATATGGGAGGGGAATATCTTCCCCCTCGATATCAAGATAGCAGTGCTGTTCCAGCAACACATACTGAGGATCATTATCAGAGGAGGGGGACAACCCAATGATTGTATCCATCTTCTCTGCAAAGGTTGTAATATTATTAGCTGATGGCGTGGGAAGATCAATGTCCTGATAAACACCAGCATTAATATCCCGTGCTATCTCAACAGGACTGCGATAGATTACATGTGTGTAACGATCAGCATTGGCAAGATCAGTTGCGTAGTAGGACACATAGAACTGATCAATGGGAATAAATTCAGAGCGGGGACGCTTGCTTGTTGCATCATAGTACAGCTTTTTAAAAGCCGATCCGATAATCGGGAGATGGAACAGCATTCTTTCAAACTCATCAAAGTATTCGGGCATCTGCTCCGTTACCTGATAGTTCATAAAGTTCTGAACTCTGTTGGCCTGTAATTCTTTTTCTGCATTTGACTTGCCAAGTATCTGTGCCTTGACAGGACCGTTTGATGGGAATAGCTCACCGGAAGCTTTGGATTGAAACTTGACTGCCGATTCAATTAGGAGAGGATGTACAGCGGTACATGCACCCTCAAAGGGTTCGGAACCCTGCTCCAGTTTAAGACCAAGAAGATCAAAACCACTCTCAAACATGGACTCCCACTCAGCACGGGAATCTTTATCAGACTGATAGTTTTCAATGACATCATTGGCGATATCATTTAGTTCGTCTTCTTCAAGAAGTTCAGACATATCACCAAACCATTCAGCAATATCTTCTGATGCTTCCATGCCCACAGTCTCTTCAGAGAAGTCAACAATAACACCACCGTCTGAGGGATCAACCTCAAAGGTTGCGTTGGCCTCTTCTTCCAGAGGCATAGCAATAACATCGCCAACTTCTTGTGGCATCGTATCGTATGGATTTCTTTCAGTAGCCATTTATTTCCCTATTCAAAATTTGTTCCCTGCATTAATTATAGCATACAAAATGGTAAAGCCCAAATCTTTATTAGACATTCCAGTATGTTGCTCTGCCCCTGCTTACCCGATCCTCTTCTTCTTCAGGATCATCAGGGTGCGAGAGGTGCCATGATTCCTTCATATAGTGTACTGCCATTGTCAGGGCATCTACTTGGTCATCGTGGGCTGCATTGGGAAAACGTATAAGTTCTTCAATGAGGTCGTCTGCCCATTTCTTACTCTTGGGTATCCATAGCCTACCCGCTTCCATGATGGGGCTGGCTGCATAAACTCTGGATACCTTATCCCTGTCAGGATTATATTCCATTACCGGGAGTCCTGCCCGTCGCATATCCTGTATAAGAGATTGACCGGATGCTTTTTTCTCCACCATGCAGACATCAGGTCTATGTTCATTGTATAGTTTCTGCGCCAGCCGTCGAAGTTCTGGATACTCAAAGCGGCCCTTGATGTTGCCAAGAAGTATCAGGTGGGCTGCAAAGTCCTCCCTGCCCTTATCATCTTGGTCATACATGTAGAATATGCCCCATGTTTGTATTACGCTGTAGTCAGCGGTGGTAGAAGTAGAGAAGGCAGTATCAAGAGTTTGTATGACAAATTCACAGTTGGGCGGGTCTTCATAGTCCCAATCCTGTATCCAGCGTTTCTTTATAAGACCACCCTCTTCAGGTGTGGGGTCTTGCATGTATAGTGAGTTCCAGTACCTGCTTCCGTTACTTGCCTTGATCTCACTTTCGTCCATTCGCAGTACCCGATCCGGTTTCCACTGTGGGAAGTAGCTACCCCCTACAGGCAGGTCAAGTAGTTCTGCTGCATCTTCATCTAACCATGCAGGTATCTTCACAACCTCCCACGGTATAGTTTCATAGTCTGACATGTTCTCCTGTTGCTTTAATAGCCAGCCGCAGAGATCATCATAGTGATACCTTGTATTGATTATGACAATGGCACCGTCTGGCATGATACGTGTTCTGAGTCCCGCAGGATACCATTCTTTGATAAACCTTCTACCTGCACTGGAGATCGCATCTTCTTCAGACATGGCATCATCAAGTATAGCTACATGTGCGCCACGTCCAGCAATCTGTGATCTGACACCGGCAGCATAATATGTACCATTATGATTTGTCTTCCATTTACCAGCAGCCCTGACATCACTTCTTAGAGAGACACCCCTAAATACTTTCTGGTATTCCTCAGTGTTTACTATGTCACGTACTGATCTGCCAAAGTCACTTGCTAGTTGATCACTGTGCGATATACTAAGTATCTCATGTTCAGGGTTCCTGCCAAGATACCATGCAGGAAACAACTTGGAACATACAACAGACTTTGATGAACGTGGTGGAAGAAAGACCATTAGTCTTTTTATTTGACCATCCTGTACCTGTTGTAGTTTATCTGAGATAACTTCTATGTGGCGACCCATTCTGAAGTCAGACACAATTGAAGGTGCCATCAATCTTACAAAGGACAAGAAGTCATCGTTACATTGAGTATCAACCTGTTGCTTTAATAAAGCTTCGAGGTTGACAAACTGTTCTATATAGTTACTATCTAAATACTCCATAGTAATATTATACACTATACTTTAGAGATATACAATAGAGATATTAATAAAATAATAAAATAATACTAATAAGGAACTAATTAGTACCGCTTTGTTGTATTTATGTCACAGTATGGATACCTTATTTTATTTTGATGAGTAGTCCGTAGATTTTTGTCTGTATATGAGAGTGGTTGTTTATATATATACACGTGTGCAGGATTTTGTCCGTACACCCCCGCATAGCAGCTTCGCTGCCAAACCTTGCAAGTCGATGGGAACCCAATTATCTCTCCGTAGTAGGAACAGAATGTTACTACGGAGGAGAGTAATTGGTAGTAGTCTTGGCAAATTCATCCAGAGGATGTCTTGTTGTCAGCTTCTACTACTTCGTAGTAACTCTGGAAAACTAGCTAACCCCTTGTGAAAGCGTAGCTTTTATACGCCATGCAGTCTTTGCAAGACTGTTATGCAGGTGATGAATCACAATAGTGATTGACGAGGGTTGACAAACCCAATGATGATAAGCTAGATTAACCTAATTAAACCTCTTTAGTAGAGTATCTTACGATACTAAAGAGGGTTAATTAGATATTACAACCCAACCCACCAACCTAATCGGAGATTACCATGTCAAACATTTCATTCCTACAATCGGAGATTGACCAGCATTTTGATGGCAACTTCCAAGTTCACGTATCTGTGAACGGTGGCTTTGTAGACCTGCATGACCAACATGGTTGGTGGGTTGCCACACTGGACGAAGATGAAGCTACGCTTGAAACAATTATAAATCTTTAATCGGAGATTAATATGTTACGTTTTATGCTAGACAAGTATAACTTGTATGAGTTACAAAATCACCCTGTAAATCAGGATCAGGACCATCTGACAATCTGTGCATTCTTCCAAGAGGAAGAACAATTCCAGATTCATGCAAGCAAGCTCAAAGATCGCATCTTCAGACAGAGAAACGAAGAGGCGGAGCCTTATGAGGAGGAGTATTATTATGGCAACTGATATAAAATCCCGTGCAAACGGAGTGGACATGACCCGCTTTTGGGGTGGACAATCCAGAGGCACATGTGTGCAAGTCTCTATGCGTAGAGATTTTGTTAAAAATCCAGTGACAACGGGAGATAAATTCTTTACGTCAGTTTCACTGACTAAGGAACAGGCCAGACAAGTAGCAACTGACTTGATGGCTTTTGCCGAAGGCAAAGAAGTTGAAGACTTTGGCGAAGCCCCACAATGGGCTTGGACTTGCACCCCGTCTGAGGACTGAGTTTAATTAATCGGAGATTAATATGTTTGAGAAAATTAGAAACACAGCTTTGCTGTTAATGTTTCCGGCAGTTCTTGTCGGGATGTATGGTTTTTGCTTTAGAGGTTGGGATACTTTCCCAATCCTCTTTGCATTGCCATTCGCATTCATAGCATTGTGTGCGTGGCTTACGGAAGGCTGCGACTAACCTAATAGATACTTTACAGTAGAGTTCTTACGATACTGTAAAGGATCAATTAGATACAGTAGAAACCGCCAACTGATTGGAGATTATATCATGGCAACAATGGAAACTTTCGTAGCTGACAAGTGGGTAGCTCTTGACAAAGGCAAGGACTTGTTCAGCAAAGCTGCTGACTCCGGCATCCCTATCAGGGTCGTACATCCTAACGGGAACTTCAAAGTCATCCGCAACGGTGACAAGCTGCCCGAAGCTGAAGCAACTACCAGCACTAAGCCGAAGGCTGTAGAAGAAAAGCTGGAAGCTGCCCACAAAAGGGCCAACTCTATCATAGCTAAAGCTATCAAAGAAGATGCCGCTGAATTTGTCGATATGACAATGGCATAAGCGAAGCTTTACTAAGCCGAACGAGTATAAACGTGGTTAGGCCAACAAACGGCTCTAAATTTAAGACGTTGGCAGGTTGGCAAGGCACCTTCATTAGAAGCCTTGCATTTTATCTCTCACACACAAGGAAAATACTATGACAACTCCCTCAATCCAGTACACCGAACGCCGTGGCAAGTATAACCTCTATGCCGATCCCAAGCTTGAAAAGCTTATTGAAGAGAATGTTACCATCGGTAATTGGGGCAAGTTTGACAAGGCCGTAGCAAAGCTGGCACGGCATCGCAAGTCGGTAGACGGTGGTCGGATGCGTGACCATCAACGGGTTATTGCAAGGCAGCTTATCAAGGTCTTGAAGTCCGAAGAAAATACCTCACGGGCCATAGCACTATTAGTATCCGAAGCAGCTTAGTTTATACAGAGATGGGAATGTCAGAGGTTCCCATCTTATGTGCAAACTATGGTAAAAATTTATGATTATCAACTATGTTGAGGAACTGACCGTCGAACAACGCACCGAACTCAATGGACGGATTGCGGAAGGCATTAAAAATAAAAATGCCTTTACTACCGACGCCGATGTGCGTTACTTTGAAACCGAAGATTATCTGGAGGAAATAAATGAAAACCTATAAAGTATCATGGCAAAAAGGTAGACTTATTGGAGCGCAAGGTATATTCTATCCTGATAGTGTGGTAGTACAGGCAGAGAATGAGAAGGCTGCACACTTGAAAGCATACGATACACATGAACATCTAATGCATGTAAATGTAACAGAAATCGATAAAAGTTAGGAGAAAAGGATATATAATATGTTTCACATCACACCCAAATCAAAGAATGCCAAAGTGGGCAAGATGGCAGTGACAACTAGCACTGCGACAACGTGTCCCACTTCGTGTCCCTTTAAATCGAATGGCTGCTATGCAGATAGTGGACCGTTGAAGCTACATTGGGACAAAGTTACCAGAGAAGAGCGTGGCGACGATTGGTCTACGTTCATTAGCAAGATCAAAGACCTGCCCACTGGTAGCAAATGGCGTCACAATCAAGCTGGCGACTTGCCCGGTGACATGAAGAAGCTGGACGACGAGAAATGTGTTGAACTTGCCAAAGCTAATAAAGGCAAGCGTGGGTTTACATATACACACTATGACGTGTTGGACAACTTCCAGAATGCCATAACTGTCAATATTATGAACCACTTAGGCTTCACTGTTAATGTGTCTGCTAATAATCTTGAACACGCTGACAAGCTATGCG